CCCCGTGAGATTCACGCGCTCCAGAAGATAAGTCCCGGACAGAACCAGACTCAATCCCCCCATCCTCCAAAATCACATAGTTCATCATCTCCCGTAACGTCTCCTCGCTCGGAACACGCACAGAACCCTGACTGATCGCCCTAGACAACGAACCAAGCAGCGTCCGCTTCGCCCTACGGCTGCTGTTCCAGCCATATCGGATAGTCAAACGCTCCGTCGTAGTCCCCTGTATCCGCTGACGGTACACAGCGTGATACCCAATACGAAGGAAATCATGGTGCATCGCCGCACCCGGACCATTCACCTCCCAACCAATCATCGGAAGCCTCCGGCCACGGTAAGTCGTCATCGCCACCTCCACCATCTCCTGCGCCAAGTCATGCGGAGGAACATTCGGATCCGCAAACTCAGCCACCACCTCGCGACTGTCCGCGTCCATCACGCAAATAGCCGCGTTCGCAGACCCAGTCCCATACGACGGATCTGCAAATAACACATATTCACACACGGAATCGCCGTGGCGGAACACACGCCAACGACCATTTGGGTCCGACACGAACCGACCACGAAGCAATTCACACTTTTCACCGGGCATGGCAAACTCGTTCAAATGAGATGTCACCACACCCGGCGTAAAGAAGTTCGAACCACTTCCAACCTCCGTCGCAAAGACATTCTGAGCCATGTCAACCGTGTCACGACGCTTTAACTGCTCCCCAAGCCAAGGTGTCCATACATACTCCCCACCAGCAGTACCCGTCACACGACCGTCCACGTCCACACGAGTCTCCGGATGAGAACCCTTGAACGGATGATCCGTATACAACAACTCCACCAGCCTCGGATCACCCTGAGTCCTAGCCATCCTCACCAACGTCGAATACTGCGTACCACTCCCAAGTGGGGTACTCACAGCAATACGACAAGCAGAAGCATCCGCCGCAGAACGCCAAGCCGCCTCAGCATCACCCATCGACGCAAACTCGTCAAACAAAATCAAAGTCCTACGACCGCCACGGCCAACATGCGCAGTACTCGCCTGACCAACAATCGTCGCCCCAGACACCGGATTCCTCAACATCATGTGCTGACGAGTGTCCGAACCCCTCCGTAACAACTCATCCGCAGCCCCCGGCAACAACCAAGAAGGCTGACTCTGCAAAAGAAAGTCCACCTTCCACATCAAACTGTCAGGATCGCCGGGACGGTCAACACCATCCTCCACACGACTCACCAACAACGATTGCCAACCCTTAAATAACCACCCCCAAGAAGATACAGAAGCCAAAAGCCAACTCGCACCCATGTCGCGACTCTTACGAATAACCACGTCACGACCGTCATTCACCGCATTCACAACCTCACGAATCGCCATCTCCTGACAAGGCCACAAAACAAACGGCCGATTCGGCCTCTGACTAGGTACCTCCCGACCACTGGTAGGGTCAACCTCCTTCGGAGCGTAAGTCCAACCAGTCAACCTCAACCACAAGCAAATGTCCTCCGCAAACGCAGCACGGAAATCCGCCTGCGCAATGGAGTCAGTACCCGTTGCATCCAAGAACTTCTTCCGTAACCGTGTAATTTCAGACATATATGTCCAAGTTCAGAAGCCAGTACCGTGATGAGGCAGGGGGGTATTAGATACAAGGTACCCGGCGCGCGCGCTCGCGGGGGGTGGGTGGGGGCCTGCCCGTGCGTGCGTGCGTGCGTGCGTGTGCGTGTTGCGTGCGTTGCCTTCCACCGTCGCCGTCACGACTGCCACTCCGCGAGGAGGAGCCGCGCCCTGCCGCCCTCACCGACGTCGGCAGATAGCGTCGTCCGCTGATCCACCTGCACCGACGCCCGGTCACGGTAGACATCGGGCCTCAGCCCCTTGAGCCTGAACTGCAGCAGCGTGACCTGCGCAGGGGTCGCGTCGATCTCCCCGGTCGCGATGGCGTCAACGATCCCCTCCAGTCTCGTGGCCGTCTCAGCGCTCGTCGCGTCGTGCCGTGCAGCGAACTCCGGGTACAGTCGCCGCCACCGATGCACCTGCGCATCACCCACACCCGCCGCCTCACAGGCCGCACGCCATCCTCCAGCACCCACGGTTTCGAGCCAAATCGCCATTTGCCGCTCGCGCTTATCGGCCATCGCAGGCGGTTCCACGCTCTCCGGCAGGGAATCGAACAAAATTGTTGTTGGAAGTTGCTTTGCCATAACGACCACATACTACGGCACTTGTGGACATCTTGGAAGAATCGTTAAAGCGAAGTTCTCGAAAAAGCCGAAGAAGCACTTGCATCACCACAAACGTGGTGTATTGTGTGGGGGTCGAGGCAACCCCTCGCCATCTTTGACAACCTAATCCGCACCACGCACTGCCAGTGCTTTCCTTCGGGCGATCCTCGTCGAGTCGAGAGCAGCAGCGTGATTCAGTGCGAGGACAGAACGCGAACCAAACCAACCCTCAGGCTTCGGGGGACACCCCGCTGTCTGACTTTGTCTGACCTCTCCCAACCCCCGTTCTCGAAAGGAACCTGACCATGATCACCGACTGCACCAACGAGACCGCCACGTTCTTCGACCGCATCAATGCCCGCGAAGTCGCCATGATCCAGTCGGGCTATGCGAACTGGTACGAAGTGACCATCGCGCAGCGCACCGCCGACAGCGAGGTGATCGGCCACGAGTACACCATCGTCTGCGCCCGCAGCGCGAGGGGCGCGCAAGCATGCGCAAGGGGAGCCGCGCAAGTGGAGCGCAAGTTCGGCAACCCTCATGCGACCGTCGCCCATGTTCGCCGCCTCGCGTATCGCGGCCCGCTGCATTGGAATTTCAGTCGCTCCAACCGCGACGCCATTCTCGCCGCAGGCTACTACCGCGCAACTCCGCTGACCAAGCCCGGCAAGCAAAGCAAATGGTGGCATGAAGTCTGGGGACCGATGAGTGGAACTCCCGTGTGCTGGCGGCAGGCCGCTGGTGTGGATTGACGATCCTCCGCCAACCCTCCCGGCTCCGGCCGGGGGGGCTGCGGGCGACCGTCGCCCTGACCGACACCATTCCCGAAAGGAACTGACTATGACCCGCAAGACCGACCCCGCCCACACCGCTCGCAACGACCTAAGCACCATGCTCCGCGCCCACATCGAGACCGCCATCGCCGACTTCGCGAAGTGGGAACCGATCTGCGCGACCAGTTCGTTCGTCACGACGGCGGCCGACTGCCGCATCGAGTACCACAGGATCAACGGCATGATCGATGCGTTGCAGGTGATCGACGGCAACACGCACGGCCTGTGGGCTGCGACGCAGCGGGCGAAGATCGCCGCCTGCGAGCGTTGCCCCGAGCCGAGCAGCATCCTCCCCTGACTCGACCCGATAACACGATCTCCAACATTCTCACCACATTTGTGTTGACACCCCCAAGACCCGCGCTACTCTCCCCCTGTCAGCAATGCCGCTGACCCAGTCACGAAAGGACTGACCCATGACCGAGACCAAGTACATCGCAGCGCGCCGCTGCCGCCGAAGCACGCAAGCAGCGCGCGAAGGGAGGTGCGGCGTGAACCACGACGACACCACGACCTTCGACCTCATCTGCGGCATGCTCACCATCGCCGTTCTCCTCGCCACGCTGTGGACGCTCGCAGCGATCTTGTGAAAAATCACCCCAGTCAGACCTGCGCTGTTGCAGGAACCAACCCCCAGTCACGAAAGGACTGACCATGCCCGCTCCCTCGCTCTCGACTCCCGCCGCCCGCATCGAACTCCGCGACCTCGCGACCGCCGCCTTCCACGAGACCGCCGACGGGAGCCAAGACAACCGCGCAGGTGTTTGCGCTGCCGCCTCGGCCATCACCGACCTCGGGTTCCTTGTCGCGACCGACGCCCGCCCATCGGCATCGTCGTTCGCGACCATCACCGTCACCGCCTGCGACGGCTCGACCCTGACCCTCGACTGGGATCCGATGCTCGACGGATTCGACTACGCGACCTCTGGCGATGACGGCTGCGACCTCGACGAGATCGAGGCGAACACCGAGGACGAACCCGAGTGCGTCAATTGGCAGTCCGACCTTCGCCGCGACATGCGGGGATGGGGCGGCGCGCAGCGCGTCGAACAGATCGCCGTCGAGGTCGCGCCCACTATCATCGACGCCCCCCGCACGCCCGCCACCGAGATTCAGAACGCCCTGCGCGGCCTCACCGCCGAGCAGAAGGTGGTCGCGATGGCGACCGCCCTCACCGAGGCCGGAGTCACCCTCCACCGCGACACCGACCCCGGCGACGGCTCGCCCGCCATCGGCGCGACGCTGCCGGACGGCAGCACCTGCACCGTCCTGACCATCGAGCGCCCCGTGCCGTTCATCACCGACGCCGAGATCCGCCGCCTCGACCTGATCGTCGCCGCGAGCCTCAAGCCCGAGTACTCGGGGTGGAACATCATCGACATCAGCGGCCACGCATACTGCGACCTTGAGACCGTCGGCCACATCGAGATCCCCGCGCGGTACACCGCCACCAACCGCCCTGTGGTTATCGACCGAAAGAATCTTTCCTGATTCCGTCCACTTTCCTTGACTCCCACAATTGTGTTGATATACTCTCAACATCACCCCAGTCACGAAAGGACTGACCATGCACACTCTAGAGTCATACGAAATCTGCGTCCGCTTCCTTCATGCCGGTTTCGCTGCGCTCGACCGTCGCGACTTCGATCAGGCCGATGACTTTCGAATTGAGGTAGGACGGCTGATCGAGCGGACTAGTGCGAACGATTGCCCCCTGCGCAACGGCTATCTAGCACTCTCGCGAGCGATCCACGTCACGCGCGACGGAGGCGCGGCATGAAGAAGCGCATCGATCACGAGACACGAGACATGTATCTCGCTTGCATCGTGTGGTTCGCTCTGCTCGCGACCACATTCCTAATTTTCTCGATTATCTCAGAATGACCTTGACTCCCACAATTGTGGTGC